TGAACTTGTTCGTGCTGCAGCTAATGGTATGAGAGGTTGTGGTCCGCTTGTTGCCGGTGCTCCTGGTTATCCTGCTGACACTTCAGGCTTCTACACCGTTTGTGCTATGGATCCTGCTATGTCAGGTGACACCTTTACGGTTGCTATTTCTGGTGATAGGAATACTAAACATAGGTATCTTCTTGATGCTTCTCGTATGCCTGCACCAACTCCGCAGCGCATCAGGGAAATAATTTTTCAGTGGACTGAGCGTTATAAGCCTGCTGTTTGGGTTATTGAAAAGAACGCTTTCCAATTATTTTTAACACAAGATGAAGAGATTAATGCTTTCTTACAATCAAGAGGTATCCGTCTTGTACAACATTACACGGGCAATAACAAGATGGATCTTGAATACGGTGTCGCTTCTCTTGGTACTTTGTTTGGCAGTTTTGGTCCTGATGGTAAGCCAGCTAAGAATGCTCTTATTGAGTTTCCGCGAGCAGAGTCTGAAGGCGTTAAAGCGCTTATTGAACAACTGATTACTTGGTCTCCTGGTACTAAGAATAAACAGGATGGGCCTATGGCTTTGTGGTTTGCTGAAACGCAGTTGCGTGATTATGTGAACCAGCAGGGTTCTTACGGTAAGACTTGGGTGCGTAACCCTTTTGCTACACCAATGGATTTGGCCAAACGACAGGTTGTTGATTTGGAAGAGTATGCACGCAGACAGCGTGCTGTTAACGCAGGATGGTATTAATGCCAAGACCAAAAGATAATAAAAACAAAACATCAATGGGTACTTCAAGAGCGTACAGCCGTAAAGGTGGCGCTGCTGATGTGCAAAAAGCAATCACTGCTAGTTCTAAAAAATTTGAAGCAATGTCACCTGCCCAGAAGAAAGCATACATTGCTAAGCAAGCAAAAGCTATTGGTAAAACAACAGTGCAAGTTGCTTCTATGGTTGGTGGTGCAAACTTAGCACGTAAAGGTGGGGTTGTTGCTGCTCGTAAACTTGTTCCTGCAAAGAAAGTTAAACTTGACGAAAGCATTAACAAAATGAAAAACGTTTTAAGTAATTCTAAAGGACCTGCAAGAACAACTCGCGCAAGTCAACCAACAACAGAATTAGAAAGAAACATTGGTAGACATTCAGCGTTAAGAAAAAAGTTTCCGAATAAGTTCAAACCCTAAGGACAGTTAATGGCACCTAAAGAAAAATATAAAGCAAACAAAAACATTAAGGTTTCTCAAAAGACTATTGATCAAATTAAGAAGCAAGGTATGTCTGCTTCTTTGAAAGCATCAAACAGTACTCCAGAATACCGTGAAGCATTGAAACGTATGTATGGTGAGAAGAGAGTATCTAAGACTCAAAGTTCTCCTTCCAGATCAGCAAATAGATCAGTTCCTGCTGGTGGTGTTCAAGCTTCATCTAAATACAAAAATATTATGGGTGGTGGTTCTACAGCTGCACCTGTTAAGAAAACTGTGGTTAAACGTGATGGTGCTGGTAAAGTTGTTAAAAGACAATCTTGGGCTGACTTAACTCCAGCGCAAAAGAAAGCTGCTGAAGCTAAGATTAAAACTGAACGTAATAAAACTTCACGCACTATTGGTAAAGTTGTTGGTATAGGTGTAGCACCTTTGGGTCCTGTTGGTGCTGCTGCAGCTATTTATGGTACAAGAGACTTTAGAAAGAAAAAAGGTAAATAGTGGCAAGAGACATACAAGATATTGCTAACACTTACCAACAGCTAAAACAACGTTATGCTAACCGTGATTCACGTTGGTCTGATGTTTTAGAAGTTCGTAAAGGTAATATCAACAATGTTTTCCCAGGACTATTCCCAGGGGAATATCCTAAACCTATGGTGGCTAATTTCATTGACGTTGCCGCACGCGACATTGCTGAAGTAATCGCACCATTACCAGCAATTAACTGTTCAGCAACTAACGCTGTTTCTGACCGTGCACGTACCCGTGCCGACAAGAGAACAATGATTGCTGCCGGCTACCGTGACACTTCACGTTTACAAGTTGAAATGTTTACCGGTGCTGATAGATATATTACTTTTGGTGCTCTACCTTTCATTGTTGAAGCCGATTACGAAAACAATACTCCACGTATCCGTGTTGATAATCCTTTTAACTCTTATCCTGAGTTTGACCGTTTTGGTCGCTTATTGTCTTACACAAAGCTTTATGTTAAAGCTGCACAAGATCTTGTAAACGATTTCCCAGAATACGAATCAGTTATCCTTGGTAAGTTTGAACAACGTGGTTCTATGCGCCCTATCCAACTTGTGCGCTATATGGACAAACACGAAACAATTCTTTTCCTACCAGAACGTGCTAACTACATTCTGCAACGTGCAAAGAATCCTTTAAAAAGACTTAACGTAATTTTTGCTGTTCGTCCAGGTATTGATTCTGATGATGACCAACGCGGACAATTTGATGATGTTCTTTGGGTACAAGTAGCACGTGCCCGTTTTGCTACTTTACAACTTGAGGCGGCACAAAAATCTGTTCAAGCACCTTTTGCTTTGCCTGCAGATGTTAACGTCCTTGAAATGGGACCTGACGCAACTATACGTTCTGCATCTCCTGAAAAGATCAGACGTGTTGATTTAAATGTGCCCCCTGGATTATTCACTGAGTCAGCAATGCTTGACCAAGAAATGCGTATGGGTGCACGTTACCCTGAAGGTAGACAAGGCGTAAGCCAAGGATCTATTGTTACAGGTCGTGGCGTTGAAGCCCTTATGGGTGGATTTGATACACAAGTTAAAACAGCACAATCTGTTTTAGCTGAAGCATTAAAACAAGTATTTGAACTTTGCTTTGAGATGGATGAAAAACTTTTCGGCAATGTTGAAAAGACTGTGCGCGGCGTAGATGCTGGCGCACCGTATGAAATCACCTACACCCCCAACAAGGATATTGATGGGGATTATACGGTTGATATCACCTATGGACTGATGGCCGGATTAAACCCCAACCAGGCTTTGGTATTCGGACTCCAAGCGCGCGGAGACCAATTAATTTCCCGCGACTTCCTCCGCCGTCAGATGCCTTGGGAAATCAACGTTACACAAGAAGAACAAAAGATTGAAATTGAAAAACTACGCGACTCTCTTGTTGCAGCGATAAGTGGATACGCACAAGCTATCCCTTCACTTGCAACACAAGGACAAGATCCTGGTGAGATTCTTTCACGTATTGCAATAGTTATAGCGGGTAGACAAAAAGGTCAACCTATAGAGCAGGTAATCGCGGAAGCGTTTGCCCCTCAAGCACCGCCACCTTCTGCTGAGGCTGCAGCCCCTGGTATGGAACAACCCGTCCCCGGTTCCGCAGGTGAGGCTCCCTCCGGTGGTGCTTCAGGATTAAGTTCAATTACTGGTGGTCAACGTGGTATTGCACCAGGACAAGTGGGACAAGGTGGAAGACCACCAATACAATATTTGCTCGCCGGATTAACCGGTGCTGGCAAACCCACACTATCATCTAGTGTGACAAGAATGGTCCCTGCGGGCTAAGAAAAGGAAACAAATGAAGTCATTTAGTGGCGGCAAGAAGCCAGCAAACCAAGGTTCTGCTGGAAAAGCATACGAACAACCAGTAAGAAAATCTGGTGTTCCAGGAATTGCAAAACCAGGTGCGTCAACAATTATGTTCTCTGCACAACCATCTGGTACAAAAGGTGGAAAACCACCAAAGCACGCTGGTAAGTAAACAATTAATTTAAGGACGTATATAAATGGCAAGAGGTGGAAATAGACCAACAGCACCGCAAAACAATCCTATGAATGTTAATGCGCGTGGTGGTAATGGTCAAAGCGGTAACGCTACACAAGCAGCCAAATACGTTCCAGGTCTCCCATACGGAGAAGGACAGGCTCTAATGCAAACGCAGCAAGCTTCTCCTTTGGCTGCGGCTCCGAGTATTGAACAATCAAGTATGCCTTCGGGCCTCGCATCAGCCGCAGCCTCACAACCTATCATTCCTTTGGATGCACCATCACAACGTGCTGATGAACCAGTAACATTTGGTGCTAACGCTGGTCCAGGTCCAGGAATGGATGCTCTTGGTTTAAGTTCTGCTACAGAAAGAACAGTTGCAGACATTCTTGCTGAGGTAGCTCAATATGACACAACTGGTGAAGTACAAGCATTGTATGAACAGGCACTTCTTGGTGGGTATTGATGGCTGATGAGAACATACTTAAAGCCTCTAAAGAATTATATGCAGCCACTGTGGTTGCAAATGTGCCTAAACAGGACAGACAAAAATTAGATTCTTTTGCTGGTTTAGTAAATAAGAATAGACAATTACTAAGTTTACCTGAAGCAGATGCTAGGGCAGAGTTTCTTAAACTTGATGAAGACTTACAAAAAACTTTAAAACAATTCAATCCTAAAGCAGCTTTTGCTCAAGAAGAAGATCTATCATTTTTAGGTCAAGTTAAAGAAAAAGTTTTTGAACCAGTTATTCGTAATCTTGCAGTTTATTCAAGCAGGCTAACTGAACCATATCGTGCAATTAGAACATCTATGGTTGAAGATATTCCTTTAGCTGAAGCTTGGAAAAAAGCTTATGATAGTAATGCTTTGTTTGATAAACAACGTGAAACAAAAGTTGATGCTTATTATGATGCACCAGTAGCAAAAATTGCTAAACAAATTTCTACTGGTAAAACTATTGGTGAAGTTCTTTCTACCCTTGAAACACCTGAAGAAATTGCTGCTATGCAGAAAATGCTTATGGGTGGAACAGAGGGTGAAGTATTTGCTCGCGCTATTAAAGATTATGATACAGCAAAAATATCTATAGGTCGTGATTTATTTTACGAAGCCTTTAGTATTGATCCAGGTGATTTTGGTGCTAATCGTAAAGCTTTCAATAGATTTTCTGGTGCATTAGATTTAGCAGCATCAATTGCTTTTGATCCTATTACTTATATTCCTATCGGTGGACAAGCATACAAAGCATCACAATTAAGTATTTTAAAAATAGCTAATGCTACAGGCGATATTGCTGATTTAAGAATTGATAAAGCCTTTAATCCTAACACTTTGTTAGGTCGTGGGGTTAATAATTTCTTTGACGAAATAGGTCAAGATATTAAAAAAATATCTGAAGCCACTGATGCTAGGGAAAAAGCACAATTACTTGCTAACGTTAGAAACAAATTTAAAGGTGACATTGACGACACGGGTATTCAACAACTTGTTGATAATAAAGTGTTTGATGCCAATATGGCAAAAACTTTTATTCAAGATGTAGATAACGCTACAGCTATGTTAAACGGAAGATGGTCTGGATCACAACCTATTCTTCCAACCTATGGTGTTATTAAACAATTTAAAAACAACATTAAAACTAGTGTTGCAAGCATAACAGGTTTAAGTAAAATTAAAGTTGTTGATGATATTGATTTAAACAAAACAGACATTCTCCCATTTTTAGATACACAAGTTGATTTACTTCGTTCAGGTAATGTTGAAGAAATCACAAAAATGAAAGATGTTATTAACAAATCTCAAACAGTGTTTGGTAGATTTGCTAGATTATTTGAGATTGCACCAAGTTTAAAAAATCTTAGAACAGGTATCAAAACTCTTCCAGATGGTAGAGAAATTGATGAAGGTTTAAAATCAACTAAAGATGTTGTTGCCCTTGCCCGTACAGCAGGTTTTGCTAAACCTATTGCTAATGAAATCGGTGCTCGTTGGGTTAATGCTAATCAAGCACAACGTATTAAAATACGTGATGGTCTTGTTGCCACTATGGCACATAGTATGGGTTTGTCTTTAACAGATTCAGGTCGTGCAATTCTTAATAGAACTATTAATGTTTTAAAGAATGAAACATATGCTACACCACAAAAAGCAACTAAACAATATGTTAACTCTTTTGGTTCATATGGTTCTGCTTTAAAAGAAATTGGCGGAGATGGTTTAGAAATAGATCCATCTAAATTTGGTGGATCAAATCCTAAAGCTGTTGCTTTGTATCAACTTTCTGATGAACTTTCAATACCACCTATCCACGAATGGTATCGTGAAGCATACAGAACCAAAAACTGGTTTATTAAAAGTATGGGACCTACATTTAACAATAAAGTTTCTCAAGGTCTTGTTGATGCTTGGTCATTTTTAACTCTTGTTCCACGTCTTGGTTTTCGTTCAGCAATAGAAGAAGCTATGATGTTTGGTTTTGTTGCACCTTATGCTGCAATTAAATCATTATTTACAGATGGGTATAAAGCTTCACGTTCATTGCGCCGTATAACTAACTTAGATAAAAATAAAGGTTATCTTGATGCTGGACAACTATCTTTACCTATACGTGCTTGGTATAATTACACACAAAAAGGTATCAACGAAGAATTAAGAGTAGCAAGAAAAGAATTAAAAGAAGCAGCAACTAACGCTAAAACTGGTAAAGATCTTCCATCATTGATGGCTATTGCTATGCAAGCCTCAACTAAACCTTTAAGAAGTTTATCTAAAAAAGACAACATTAAGTATGCTGAAGATTTTTATAAATACTCTTGGGGCACAAAAGCTTGGGAAGATATATCTGTTTCAGGATCTCAAGGTGTTCGCCTTGAAATGCTTGCAGAAAAAGGTATGGGTTCACCTGAAGCTGTAGCAAAAATTTATGGAGACGTTGCAGAATTTAGTACAAATCTTGCTAATGCTTTAAAAGGTCAACAAGCAACTGGTCCTTTTGATATTATCCCTGTTCATTCTCCAGCTTTTTATATCAACTGGCAAGTTGAAGCAATTAAAGGAATTGAACTTAATGGTAAATTAGGTAAAATTGCTATAACACATTTAGATGATCCTGATACTGCAATTAGACTTATGAAGGAATATCTTGAAGATAATCCTGATCTTGTTAAAAGATTTGTTAACGCTTATGAAGGTGAATCTTTAAGTCCATTACAACTTGCTGTAAGCATTTTTGCTAAGTCTTCAGAAATTTATCGTAATGCTGATGGTGCTATTAGTGAAAAACTATTAGGTCTTGTTCGTAAAAAAGAAGTTCAAAAAGACGGAACTGTAAAAGTAGTTCTTAACCCTGATATTGATATGAATGCTTTAAAGGCTTTAGATAAACAAAATCTTCCGGCAACAGTTTTAGGTAGACAGTTTGTACCTGTTGCTAAGAATCAAGGTGGGTTTATTAAAGCTATTCAAGAAAAAGGTTATTCTTGGATGGATCGTCAAATTGCTACCCTTACACGTGAACCTTTCTTTTATGCTAACTGGCAAAGTTATCGTAAACAACTTACTGGTGTTGAAAATAAAAAAGTTCAACAACTTGTAGATAAAGGGTATTCAGAAGAAGCAGCAAGAGAGATTGCAGCAGAATATGCTTCAAATGCTGCTAATGATTTAGCTGTTAAACGTACCCTTGACTTTGTTGACAATCCAAACATTAGAACTAATATGGCTTGGAGTTTAAGAAACTTTGCACGTTTTTATCGTGCAACAGAAGATTTCTATCGCCGTGCTTACAGAACAGCAATAAAGAATCCACAATCTCTTATTAGACTTCGTTTAACATCTGATGGTTTAGACCACGCAGGTTTTATTCACAATGATGAAAATGGCGACAAGTATTTTATCTTTCCTACTGATGAAATTTTAACTGCAGCTTTTGCTCCAGTAACAAAACTTTTAACCGGTAAGACTTTACAAACACCTATGCCTTTGCAGTTTACTGGTAAGATTAAAATGCTTACCCCATCATTAGATCCACAGTCTTCTATTCCAACTTTGTCTGGTCCTTTATCTGGTTTGTCAATGATGACTTTGTACAGAATGATGCCTAACTTTATGGCACCTATTAAGGATCGTTTACTTGGTGTAGCTCTTGGTCCTCGTTCACAGAATGCTAGATGGACAGATGTTCTTATTCCTTCTAACGTTCGCCGTGCTGTTGATGCTTTGAATCAAGATGAACGTGAATCACAGTTTGCTTCTGCTGCTCGTAAATCAATTGTGTATATGGCTGCTAATGGTGAAACTTTACCATTGGATGCAACAGAGGAACAAAAATTAGAGTACCGTCAAAAAATTGAAGGTATTGCTGCTAACATTGTGGTAACACGTTTCTTCCTTGGTTTACTTTCTCCAGTATCACCTCAACTAGGTTTTGGTCAAGATATTCCAGAGTATTTAAAAGATGCTGGTAACGTAAACTTTAAAGCAGAATTTAATAAACTGGTTAATGAAATTGTTATGACTGGTGAACCTGATGCTTATAACATTGCTTTACAGAAATGGGCTAAGTTAAAACCAGGTGTATTAGCTTACACTATTGGTGAGACTGATACTAATAAAATTGCTATCATTAAGAAAACAAATGCTGCCGCTAAATGGGTACGCGAAAACAGAGACCTTATTGCTAAATACCCTGAAGGTTCAGGGTTCTTTATCCCTTATGCTGGTGAGTTTAATTTTGATGATTATACTTTCTTAAAGCGTGAAGGTTATACTGAAGCTGTACCTATTGATGATTTCCTCAAAAAAGTAACTGTTGCTGAGGATAAAAGATCATATTATGAATTAAAGAAAACGTTTGATGAGAGATTAGATAATACTTTCTCACCTTCATTAAAAGCTGCTATTCGTGATGAGTGGTCTTTGACTAAAGAAGATTTCTTATCTGATAAACCTTTACTTATTCAAGAACTTGAAACAAGACAAAGTAAACAACAAATTGTTAACGCTGTCATAGACTTGCGTTCTATGGTTGATTCAGGGGATGCACCTAAAACTGAATTAACTCGTAAATATAAACAAATGCTTGATGCTTATGATAAAGCTGATTTAATGTTAAAGATGTTAACCAGTGATACTAAGGTTCAACGTAATCAAAAAGAAGCTATACGTCAAAATGCGTATCGCAAAATTCAAGAAATAGCACAAGGCGACCCACAGGCTGAAATGACTGTTAGGGTTCTGTTCTCAGAATTATTAGGAGTTTAATTGGCTGACAATGAAAAGTCTTTAGCGCAAGAATATAAAGACCTTAACGTTAAGATTAATAAATTAAAGAATGAGATTAAGTCTTTAAATAAAAAGAATCTTGTACAAGGTGTTAATTTAGATGATGAGATTAATGCTAAAGAATCAGAACTTTCTGGTCTTGAATCAAAGCGTAAAGAGAACAGAGAAAAATCTAAATCTAAAGCTGAAACTCTTCAAACTGAATCAAAGACTAAAAAATCTGAATCTAAAGTTGCTGCTCTTGAATCTGAGATTGCTAGGGCAACTCAACCTGGTGCTAAACTTCCTGCTGTTCCTGGTCAAAGAGGACCTGGTGGTCTTGTAACTAAACAATATGTTGATGATTTACGTAGTCAAGTTTCTACTTTAAAAGGTGAAACACCTGTTGAAGAAGAAGTTAAAGCTGATGCTGGTTTTGAACAACCTTTAAAAACAGTTAGCAGTGATGCTGGTGGAGGTTTAAGAAGTAAAGATTATTTATACTCTACAATAATTGCTGGTATTGATGTAAGCGCAGATATTGATCCTGCTAGACAAGCTGAACGTAAAGTTCTTCCTGGTAGTCAAGATGGCGTGTTTACAATTAATGATCCTAATTTTGTTGGTGGAGAATACCTATTTTTGGGTACTGCTGGTACAGCTGAAACTTTTTCTAAACCTATAGGTTATGAACAATTTGAATATGGTTTGTACAAGATGGCCCCTGAAGAGGTTATCAGTTACAAAAAGGCTTTAGGTTATTCTAATCCTACTTCTGTAGTAGATAAAAAGTTTAAAGATGATATGCTTCAGGCTGCTCGTACAGTTTCTGAACTTAACTATGGTAATGCTGTTGCAGGTAAACGTGTTCAAGCATCTCTTGAAGGATATTTATCTACTCCACAAAAATATGGTTTTGCTGCTACTGGTGCTAAAGCAGGTCCTTCTGCACAAGATATTAAAGTTAAAGCAGATACTGTTAAAATTTATGCTACCGATCTTGGTGTTGTTGGTTTAGATGATGCAGCAGTTAATAAACTTGCCCGTGATTGGGCTGAAGGTAAATATGATGCAACTACTATTAAATCTCAAATTGCTCGTTCAGGTAAGATTGATTTTGCTAAAGGTTCTGCTGCTGAACAGTTAAATACTTTGAAAGAACTTGCTGGTTCTTATGGTATGCAGTTTGACCAGGGTTGGTATAATACTGCTGCTACTAATATTTTGACTGGTAAAGATGATATTGAAACTTATAAACAATATGTTAAAAACCAAGCTAAATCTAAATATCCTACATTGGCTTTAGATATAGATAAAGGTTTTACTGTTCGTCAACTTGCTTCTTCTTACACTAACTCTATGGCTAATTTGTTAGAAATAGATGAACAAAGTATTTCTCTTGATGATTACTATATCAATCAAGCGTTAACTGGTTTAAATGATAAAGGTGAACCTGCTCAAAAACCTTTGTGGCAATTTCAACAAGACATAAGAAAAAATGACCCACGTTGGCGTTCAACAAAAAATGCTGAAGAAGCTATGATGTCTGCTTCACGTAAAGTTCTTCAAGACTTTGGATTGGTATCTTAAATGGCTGAAAAAAAACCAAGTAGACAAGAGTATCTTAATCAACGTCTTACAGAAGCTAAAAAAGTAGATCCTAATGTTTCTGTTAAAATTCCTAAAAATCCTACTTCTGCACAATTAAAAGCACTTGATGCTCAACTTAATAAAGTTATTTATCCATCTGGTGTTTATGGTGTAACCGGTACTGCTGGTGGTACGCCTGAGATTTCTGCTGAGGAAGCAGCAAGACGTGCGGCACAAGAAGTTGAAAATGCACGTTTACAAACACAAAAAACTGATTGGGTTGAATATACAACTCAAATGTTTAATAACTATGGCCTTGGTTCTCTTGCCCCTAAGATTACAGAATATGTTCAACAAGGTTTTAGTCCTGACACTGTAACACTTAAACTTCAAGAAACACCTGAATATCAACAACGTTTTGCTGGTAATACTGCACGCAAAAAAGCAGGTCTACCTGTTTTATCTCCTGCAGAGTATCTTGCAACAGAGTCAGCTTATAAACAAACTATGCGTAGTGCAGGTTTACCTACAGGTTTTTATGATGATCCTTCAGACTTTTCAACTTTTATTGGTGTAGATGTTTCACCTGCTGAACTTAAATCACGTGTTGACATTGCTGCACAAACTATTGATGGTGCTGATCCTTTCTTTAAACAACAGTTAAAAGAATATTATAATCTTGGTGACGGAGATATGATTGCTTATGCTCTTGATCCTAATCGTGCATTGTCAGTGATTGAACGTCAAGCTCAAGCAGTTCAGTTTGGTGCTGAGGCTACACGTCAAGGCATTACTGCACCTAAGTCTATGGCTGAAACTTATGCTGGTCTTGGTGTTACACAACAACAAGCTCGTCAAGGTTTTGAACAAGTTGCTGGCATATTACCTACTGCTGAAAAACTTTCTCAAATTACTGCTGGTGCTCAACCATTTGGTGTTGAACAAGCAACCTCTGCAGTGTTTGGTGGAGAACAATCTGCTGCATATAAAAAGAGTTTACAAGATTTATCTGAACAAGAACAATCAAGATTTGCTGGCCAAGCTGGTGTAACCAGAGGTTCTCTTGCAAAAGGAACATCAGGCCAGTTCTAAAACCTACTAAGCGCACCGGCACTTAGAAGCGTAACCGAAGACCGGTAGTAATAGCCATCACAGATTCCCCTGTTTGTGTATGTGGATTACGACAACTTAATGAAAGGGAGTGGCTGCAATGGCCAACCAATACGAATACGAAGACGAAATAGAAGAACAAGATAATGGCCCCGCAGAATTGCGTAAGGCTTTAAGGAAAGCGCAAAAAGAAAGAGAAGCCATTGAGGCTGAACTCAATCAAATGCGTTCCGATATGCGTTCTCGTTCCGTCAAAGATGTATTGGCCTCAAAAGGTGTATCAGATAAACTAGCGAAACTTATTCCTGGTGATGTGAACACACCTGAACAGATTGATGCTTGGTTAAACGAATACAGTGATGTATTCGGTATTCAACCTACAGAATCTGTTCAACCTATCGTTGATGAGGAAACGATTAGAGATAATCAACGTATCAACCAAAGTACTTCAACAGCACAAACACCTTCAGGTGAGCAAACGCAACACCAAAAGGTTATGGCTGCGAAGACTAAGGATGAACTTGATCAACTTCTTTTCGGTCAATCTCTCGGTAGATAACCGCAACTACTATCAACCTTGAAAGAAGGTGAACTAAATTGCCTGAGAATTATACTAGTACCAGCACCGCGTCCCTTGGAACTTCCTTGGTACAGACTGCTTATGACCGCTATGTAGAATTTGCTCTGCGTGCTATGCCACTTATCCGCGATGTTGCTGATAAGCGCCCTGCACAACAGGCTATGCCAGGTTCATCTGTCGTATTCCAGTTATACACTGATTTATCGGCAGTAACCGGCACTTTAACTGAAACAACTGATCCAGATTCAGTTGCTTTAGGTAATACAAGCAACGTAACCGTAACTCTTAACGAATACGGAAACGCTGCAATTGCTACACGTAAATTAGAACTGTTCTCATTGTCTGATGTTGATCCAGCAATCGCTGACATCATCGCTTACAATATGGCAGACTCTATTGACGGATTTGCTCAAACCGTTCTTCGCGGTGGAAGCAACGTTATTTACTCAGGTGGTGGAACAACAACTACTGGTGTAACCGGTGGTACTGCTTCACAAATCACTTCAGCAAATATCCGTAGAGCTATTGCTAAGTTACGTTCTAACAAAGCTGTTCCACGTGTTGGTGAACTATACTGGGTTGGTATACATCCAGAAGTTTCACACGACTTACGTGCTGAAACAGGCGCAGGTGGATGGCGCGAAGCACACGTTTACAACGAATCAGGTGCTGGCAATCTATGGCCAGGATCTATCGGTGTTTACGAAGGTGCAATGTTCGTAGAATCCCCACGTATGTATAACGCTGCAGATGGTGGATCAAGCGCAAGAGTATTCCGCACAATCCTTGCTGGAAAGCAAGCATTGGCTGAAGCTGTTGCCGAAGAACCACACGTAGTGATTGGTCCTGTGACCGATAAGTTAATGCGTTTCCGTCCAATCGGATGGTACGGCGTTCTTGGTTTTGCTCGCTATCGTGAAGCAGCCTTGTACCGCATTGAGTCAACCTCA